CACTATTTGCACTGGAGAGCGGTTGCCCGCTCGCCGCTGAAAACAGCCCTTGCCCTGCCCAGCCACGCCCCGCCGTGCCGCGCCGCGCCGAGTCATGCCACGCCCCGCCGCGCCCTGCAGAAACTCATAAAACAAAACTCACCGCACCCTCAGCGAAGTGCTGCGAGACAGATGCGCGCCAGGCACATCAAATCCAGCTTTCATCGCGGCTTTTACAAGATTCTTGTCAATCTCGCGGCTTGCAGGTATTTCTCTAAAATAGTCAGCAGGTATCAGCGATTCATCATCCACTGTCAAAGACTCGGGATTCTGAGCAATACTGACGACAAACCAAGGACATTCGATTTTCTGAATGCCGGCCATTTCCATGGAGGTTTTCAGATATTGCTTGAGTGACTCGGCGCGCTTCTCGATTGCCTGGCGGCGTGCGGCTAATTGCTGCTCGGCTTCCTCGATCTGCTTGGCGTCCGATTCGAGATTCCGAAACACCGCCGCGACGTTTTTTCCCTTCTCGACAAGATCGCCGCTTTCTCCTTCAAGCGTGTCGGCAATCGTTTGATCGTCCAGATCAAGATCGTGCAGCTTGTCGGCAAGTGCGCGATGTTCTTTGGCTAGGATAAACAGTGCTGTCATGTTCGTATCCGATCAGAAAGGGATTTGCTCTTCTTCGTTCCACGGCTCAATCGCAGATTCGCCGCTGATCGCTTTCCATTCAGGCGACGACTTTATGACCTCCTGTAGTTTTTCGTGGAACGTGGCGAATACAGCCATATTCGGTTCGTCCAGATTGAACAAGACATGGCCATGAACCGGTGCAGGTTTCGCATTCTTGAGCGCAGACGGCAGCGGAGTCAGGCCGCCAACATTGCTGTACGTCTTGCCGTTGTTTTCGGAGGTCGTGACATTGACCATGCAATACGCGCCTATCAGCTTCGACACGTCAAACGCTTTGGCTTCTTCGTCGGTAAAGTCACGACCGCGCCAGGCTGACAGGTCTTTGCGAAGCCCGGCTTTTTCATGCAGACTGACCGTGTAGCTTTTGCTGATCGTCATCGGCATTTCTTTGCCGTCAACATCAATCGTCAAAGGCTGGCCATTTTCGTCTTCGCCAAAAAGCTCCCAAGCCACCCTTATCTTGTGCTGGTGCTTTTCACCGTACTGGCCATTAGTGGTTTGCGTGCCGAGGTCGACAAGCGAATAGCAGCGGCCAATATATACACCAGGCGGAACACGCTTGAAGTTGCCGCCGTTGCCCGAATCAGATGCGATAAATCCCATGATATTTCTCCTGTTTTCAAACCAGACTTAACCGGGGCTGGAAACCCGTTTTGAATCAATTTGTGATGTTCCGTAAAAATCCGCAATCTGCACCCCGCAACAATGCGCGAGCAGGGATAACTCGTCGCAGTTGAGTACGTCGACCAGTTTGCAGAGAATCGTGCACAGCATTTCGTACTGCTCTGCGTTGCTCACGGTGCTGCCCGCCTGTCGCTAACGTCAAGCATCTCGGCAAACAGCGCGGCCTTCTCTTCGGGCGTTACCGCGAACTCGGCAGCAGCCTTGGCAGCTTCGGCGAAATCGCGCTCATGGCGCCGGAGTTCGGCGTCGCAGCCCCAGCACAGGCCCTTGCGGTATGCCTTGTACTTGCCGCACGGGCAAACGTCGTTCTGGCTCATCTCAGCGCCCCCAATTGGCGACGACTATGCCGACGATTGCCAGGCCCCAAGCTGCGCCGTACAGCACAGTCACTAGCATGGACATCGGCCTGCGCTCGTCGTCCATGTCCTCAAAAGGCAAGTCAGGACGCGGATCGTAGTTGGCGAATCGCTGCGGGCGGCGCAGCACTGCCGGAAGGGCCGCACCGAACATCGGCTCCTTCGGCTTGTTGTGCACATGCTCCTGCACAACTTTACCCTCTATCGTGTGGTGGTATTCCACCGTTATTCCGTGTGGCATCTTTCTTTCTCCCGTTTCGTGAGCGGGTTACGATCCCGCCGCCCCTGCACTCCTGCCGCCCTGACTGCAAGCCGTGATGCGTGAGGCCGATTAAGTTGCCGGTCTATTCCCGGCTGCCATCTGGTTCCTGATCGTTGCCCCCTCAGCCCTGTGAGCCTTGAGACACTGCCAGTCGTTTGTTTCCAGAAACGTTTTTCTCGGTTACGCTTTCCGGGAAGCTCGCCAGGCTTGTGGCCTGGGGCTTCGTGGGGGGATCAGTGGCGAGCCGCGACGTTTGCTTCTGCCCTCTGCCTGGCTGCGGCATAAAGCGGGTGCGATTCAAACAGCCTGACGGCTCCCTTGTCGAAATAGTCAGTCATGTAATCGGTGTCGTTTTCGTATCCGTCCGGGATCACGGCGCCGAGCTGGTGTCCATAGTCCTTCGAGTAGATCGTGACTACCTTGCGGAGGTCGGCCCGGTTGTCGAGGCTGTAAAAGACGCGGGCCTTAATTGCCCCATCGGTTACGTAGTGCTTCATGAATTTGATCTGTGCCATCTCGTTCCCCTTCTGTTTGTGTTGCGATGAGTGAAGTATAGATACCTATACACTCGGTGTCAAGCGTTCTATACCGAAAAAACGAAAAAAAACCGCCCGCAGGCGATTCGTTCATGTCGACAAAGCTAAAGATTTTTTTGTCTAGGTTGTTGCATTTTAGTTGTATAGAGGTCTATACTTAGCGCATGGAAGTTAAACCAAATCAAGTTATTGATGCGCTCGGCGGCACCGTTGCGGTAGCCGGGCTGTGCAACGTCACCAAAGGCGCTGTTTCGCAATGGCGCGAGAACGGAATACCAGAGGCGCGCATGATGTATTTGAAGCTGCTGCGGCCGGATGTTTTCTCCTCAGAATACGAACACAAGGCAGCCGCCTGAATGTCTCCCCTGTTCCCCGCACCCCCTCCCTGTGCGGGGTTTTTGTGCCCGGCCTGGCCACAAGCTAGTGCCGGGCATTTTTCGCGGGGGCGGGATGCCTGAGAAGAACTATCTACGCTCGTGAACATCAGGGAGAGACAGGAAGTGACAACCTTGGCCCTAACCATCGCGGCCTACGCCGTCATGTGCCATTGCCTGCTGGCCCTATTCCGTTTCACCGACGAGGATGACGAGTAATGGGCCGTACTCTTACACCAGGCGGTGGCCTAGTCTCCGGCCAGTACCGGTTTCTCTGCCCAGAATGCCAGACGATCCAGCCGCTGGAAGGCCGCAAGCGCCGCACGGATTTCGCTGCGGGCAGTGTGCAGCCAAGCGTGGCGCGCCGCACCTGTTGAAACGGACAGCGGATAAATGAGCGGGCGGGCATCAAGGACGAAGGGATCACGCGGCCAATGTATGGCGGCGAACCTGTTGCGAGATCGTGACTGGATGGTGGATCAGATTACTGGCGGCATTGTCAGCCACGACTTGACGGCGACTGACACGAACGGGCGCACCTGGGCGGTGGAAGTAAAAAACTGCGCCGGGATCCTGCCCGCACACAAAACGCAGGCAATGGAGCAGGGAAAGGCCAGGCGCTTGCCGTGGCTTCTCATGAACAAGATTGCAGGTTCGTCGTCTTGGCTTATCCAGCGCCAAGGAATGGCCCCGGCAGTGTGGGGCGAGAAGCTGGACACAACCAAAGAAAAACCCGCGTCATCGGCCGGCAAGCCTCAGCGGGTTCTAAACACACAGGAGCAATTCTAGCACATGAACTATTACCCTTTCCACATCGGCGATTACGCAAGTGCAACAAGGCACCTTTCGTGGGTGGAAGATGCTGCTTATCGCCGCCTCCTTGATGTCTATTACGTCAGGGAAGAGCCGTTGCCGGTAGACGTCAGGCAGGTGTATCGACTGGTTGTCGCAAGTACGGACGAACAGCGCGAAGCGGTTGACGTTGTCCTTGGCGAGTTCTTCAAACTGACAGAAGATGGCTATCGCCACTCTCGCTGCGATGCCGAAATATGCGCCACGAATGACAAGAAAAATAAGGCGTCGCAATCCGCATTAGTGCGATGGAGCAATGCCAGAAACGAACATGCCGTATTGCCTTCGGAAAGCGAACGCGATACGGACGCAATGCGAACGCATGAAACCACTAATGCGAACGCATGCGAAACGCCATGCGAAGGCAATGCTCCCAATCCCAATCCCAAAGTAAACCTTAAACCCCGCGCGACGCCTATCGGCTTCGCTGAGTTTTGGTTGGCTTACCCGAAAAAAGTCGGCAAGGGAGCGGCTGAGACTGCCTGGAAAAAACATCGCCCACCGTTGGATGTTTGCGTTCAAGCAATCGCTAGCGCTTCGAGTTCGCACGACTGGACGAAAGACGGCGGGCAATTTGTTCCGAACCCGGCGACGTGGATAAACCAACGGCGATGGGAAGACGGTCACGTGCCGATAAACGGCAAGCCGGTTATGCCCGAGTTTATGCGGGGTGCGCTATGACCGGGCTGGATTTTTTCTCCGCTATCTATCGCCAGGGCGTCGACCTTCCTGTCCGCATTTTCACCGAAGGCAACAATCCGAACTTCTACCGCCCTGATGCGCTTACGTTTTGCAACCTGACGCTTGAGGACGGCGACGAAATAGATCCGGGAAGTTTTGACCTGCTGGCCGGGTTTGACGTGTCGATTGTTGCAGACAAGATGACTGATCAGATTCGTGACCTTGCTCGGGCAATCATTCCGTCCAAGCCGAAACACTTGGCGGTTATCGCTGGCGAAACGTTCGCATCATGGGCGCCGCATCGGGGGTGGGCATGAACCTGATCGACTCCCACGTTGACCTGTCGCAATTCACTGAACCTGAGAATGTTCACCGGGTTCGATCTGCCGACAGATTCAAAAAGCGCACGCTTGACGTATTGGCCCACAGAGGCGCCGCAATCGGTGCGCCTATGCCGTGGCTCAAGTCGCGGGATTTAATCGAACTGAGGCCAGGGGAACTATCAATCTGGACGGGTTACAAGGGTCACGGAAAGTCGCAAATGATTTCCCAGGTGATGCTGCACGTTATGCGCCTCAATAACCGGGTGTTAATCATTTCGCCGGAGTTCAAGCCCGAGGAGGTTTTGGCACGCAAGTGCCGGCAGGAATCCGGATCAGCAAGACCTCCCGAGAAGTTCGTTGACGACTGGTTCGGATACGCATCCAATCGGCTGTGGCTGTTCGATCATCAGGGCGCGTTACAAGCGGATAACGTTGTCGCCCTCTGCCGCTATGCTGTGGCGACATTTCAGATCAACCATATTGTCATTGATTCGCTGATGAAGTGCGGGATTGGTGTTGGAGCAGACGATTACACGAAGCAAAAACACTTCGTCGACAAGTTGCAATCTGTTGCTCACCAGTCGGGACCACACATTCACCTTGTTGCGCATGCACGAAAGGGCGCGTCGGATGAATCACCGCCAGGGTTGCACGATGTAAAGGGAACGTCGGAAATCGGCGACATGGCGGAAAACGTCTTTAGCGTATGGCGCAACAAACCAAAACACAAAGCCATGAGCGCCGGCGACCAATCGAAAGGTAATGAGCCGGATGCAATCCTGACGTGCGAATCACAACGCAATGGCAGCGGTTGGAATGGCGCGATGCAATTTTGGTTCGACCCGCAGTCTGGGCAGTTTTTGGAATCACTGAATGATAACGCGCGCTGTTATCAGCCCGCCGGATTATCGGTCGAAGTCGTGGAGTTTTGAGATGACCACCGTAACCGTGACAAAGCAGTTTAAGGAAGATTTCGACCTGTGGGCGAAACACGCAATGGACAACGGAGAGTTTTCGGTTGAAGACATGACCGAACTGAAAACCATGTTGCGCCAAGACTTACAGCCAGGTCCAGACAAGTTGCGCGATGGACCTGCGGTTATGAATGACTACGTGGAGCGCATTCGCGTATGGACTGCATTCTTTGCTGACAAAGCAGACCAGATCAGATCGCCGTACAGGAAAGCGGCATGAAGCACGTATCCGAATATCTGAAAGAAGGATTGCGCGAACACCTCGAGGAGCGTGCGGCCATCCTGGAATACTGCGCCGCCTACCCGCGCAGAGAGGCCGAACGCCTGGCGAAGGCAGAGGTGGCCAAGTGGCTGAAGGCACATCCGGAGGGGGAACATGGCAATGACTGACGGCTGGCAACGTGTCACGCCCACATCTGCCCAGAAAGGCCCATGGACAGTCGCTAGAGTCACGATAAACGGCGTGGATACCTACGAGTGCCGCCGCGACGGTTTGGCCGTCCTGGCGCGCTGCGGATCGTTTATGCAGGCGCGGCAGTTTGTCGAGGCGTTCGACAAGAAAGAGGTGTTGTGAGATCTTTTGGTGATAGTCGTGGCGTGAAGTGGTCCGAGCCGGAAGAGGTGGATTGATGGATTTCAGCGACGCCGCTACCCA